GCGCCACGACATACGAAACGCGATGGTTGACTACGGTCAGGCCATCATCATTTGCAACTGAGCCACTTGGCCGTTCAGAGTGACGGCTGGGTTGGCTGGGATCGCTGTTGACATTGGCATGATCTGCAGCGGTCTGAACGAGTACTGATTGTACTGAATGATGAGCTGCGACGTTCGCGGCAGGGCAGTGAAATAGCCTGGATAGTTGAATTTCACATACCCAACCGGGAGACCGGTACTCTTCTGAGAGACTTCAAAAAGAACAGCCTGGCCCGGAGCCAAGAGATTCTTCAGAATACCAGCCTGAAGTAGTGCAATTTGCTCAACACTCAGACAACAAGACGTCGATGTCTGACCGAGAGTTGGTGTGCCAGAGTTGTGTGTTGTTGTTGTCAACAGAGAGTTGAAAAAGACGACGGACTCAGTTTGCTCGAGAATCGAAGCGACAGCATCTTGCTTGACAGTGTACGCACTGATTGCTGACAGATCGAAGAACGCAACAGACGGATTGCTGCCGAGTTGAACACCCCAGACGGCTGAGCTGAAACCGGAAAGATCAGCGATTGCTCCATCAGGAAAGTAGGCGTTGGCACCAGAGAAAGTGCAAGACGTGGGACTCCACAATGTACATGTAGAGTTCCACGCGCTCGTTGTGTTGGCATACCCAACGAACGTTACTCGACACGGTCTCTGAATGTTTACTCCACTTTGGTTGATGATGGCGTTGTTGGAATTGACGCCCACAATCGTGTTCATTGGCACGTAAGTACCATTTCCAGTTGAAGCTCCAGCAGCGTTGACTTGACCGTATTGTCCATAGGTCAAGGATGGCGCTGAGATGGCGACGGTCACATTCTGAATTGGAGTATTCAGATATGGGTCGGTCATCGTTTCTGGGAAAAGCAATGAGGCGAGCGACAAATCTGCAGAGTTCTCTTCGGCGTAGGAGATCGGCAAGAGCTGAGTAAGCCTGAACGACGCTTGATCTGCACGGTTGAAAATGATTGCGTTAACTTGGCAAGCTGTTCCATTTGCGTTGACGAGAGGTGCGAGGACGACGAGCACGAGCTTTCCTCCATTGCCATCGACGTCGGTGACTGCTGTGTTCTGGTAGTGGTATATGACATTCTTTTGGTCATAACCTGTGTGCGCAACAATACCGGCTTCTTTGACGTCATAGATCGTAGGAGAAAAGTAAGTGTAGTCTTGTGCTGTCCATCCAGAGGTGTCGACGTTTGGAGGGATTTTGCAGCACATGACTTTCCCTCCATTGTATCCGGTTCCAACGAGCTGCATGCTGTAGATGAACCCACCAGTCCAACAGTTGTAGGGTCTGCTGAAGTAGGAGATGATGGGGTTCTGGGTGACTGGGGAGATGATGTTTTCCCAGAGCACGGTTCCTGCAGGCTGCGTTGAGGTCCAGACAATGGTGGAGAGCAAGATGTCTTGTTGGTACATCTCGATTCCAGGGAATCCGACGGCACCAGAGAATGGCACGATAAGCTTAGACGCGGCGGCACTTGAGTTCTGAGCGGCGTCGAAGCCTCCTTGCGTTGGAGCTCCTCCCTTGTTCTCCATACTTGGAGCCCCCTTCTCACCCACGACAGCTGGTTGGGTTCCATTTGGCATGTTTAATGATTGAGGTTCGAGCAGATCTTCTTCAAAGAACGAGTCAACTTCGGCTTCATTCTTAGCGCGCTGATAGTCCACGGACTGGTCAGTGTTCCAGATCGAAGAGAAAACTTCGCGATACGTTGGAAGTTCCACAAGAATGTCGATTGTTCGCAAACGATTGGCAAGATGGTTACGGAAGACGTTAAACAAATAAGGCCCATGATTGGCGGCTTCGCACAGACAGGAGGCTGCAGTTGCCTTCAGCTGTTCGATTTCATACATCTCACCTTCCTGATCTTCATGGAAGTAGTGAGATCTGTGAGCAGTACACCAATCGAGCATTTTATGAAAAACGTCAATTTCCAACGCACCGGTGAATAACCCTTGGGTCCCGTTGGGGCGTTGGGAACGAACAAAACTGCGTTTCAAAAAAGAACATCTTACGAGCGGCTTGAACTCGACGTCGTCGTCTGATAGCTTATCGGCGGACGTGAGTGTGACTCCGATCGTGCGGAATCCGTTGATCCACTTGGAGGGTGTAACAACGGTAGCGACTTTGTCCGAGAGTGAAACAACAGCATCGTCTCCGTAAAAAGCGAATCGAGTATGTGCGTTAAAATAAGCAAACGAAAACAAAGAACGATTAGCGGCGGTTTTAACGATGTCGAGATACACGTAGAAAGACAAAATGTGATTCAAAAGCGAGTTATCTACAGCGGTTGTAGTTTGGCCAGAGATGAGACCTCCAGCCATAAGAACGAC